CAGATCGTGGACCTTGTAATCGAGCGACTGCAGCAGCTCCTTCGCAGCCGTCTCGCCGCGCCGGCCCTTTGCTCGAGTCGCCTTGCCGCTCACTCGCCTTCACCCATGTGGTCGAGCAGCCATTGCATAGAGCGACTGGTCGGAGATGCGCTCACCGTCAGTCCCCGCAGAAGCAATCGATGCCAGCGTCTGCGTAGCCGAACGCATCCACTTGATCGCGTGAGTTATTAAGCATTGCTTGGTAGCTCGGCCTGTCGCTGCGGAATCGCGCACCGGACGGCTTAGACGCCAGCGCCAGCGCCTCCATGCTTGCCCACCACACGGCACGCTCTGGCTTTTCGCTGATGAGCGTCTGCACTTGGTTACCCGCCTTCAGAAAGCAAAGGTCGCAATTACCTGCAAGGGTTTTGCCGTTGATGGTTGGCAGGCCGAGCTTGAAAGGCTGGGCGCTCCAGAAAGCGTCAATATCCCGAATGGTGATGCCCGCATCAGCCAGCGGCAGGCACATTGTTTCTTTGACCGTCTCTGGAGATGGCCGCGCACGGATCTTTGAAACCCTGCGCTCTTCGTCTGCCCTGATGCCGACAAACTGATCCCATCCGTCGCCGTCTTTCCAGCCAAGCGATTTCAGATGCTTGTGCATGGCGCGGATTTTTAACTCAACAGTGCAAAACCGGGTCACCGGATTTGGCAGGTAGTTGCGCTTGCGGATAATTGCCTCAAAAGGCTCGCCGTTTCTGCTGGCTGTATCAAAGTCCACAACCGCATATCCACGCTCATCGTTGCGATACTCAACCCACACGATCGGCACTTGCCATTGCTTGCCGCAGTCGCGCACAAAGCGCAGCGTTGCCTCATCTTCCTTGCCAGTGTTAGCGAAGCAGACGACGGCGTCATCGGGTAGCCCGCCATTGCTTTGCAAGACACGCCAAAGCATGTAAGCACTGGTGCGCCCGCCGCTGAAGCTGATGCACGTTGGCGAGTCGATGAGAAATGGATCTTTCAATGCGTACTCCCCTTGCCGCGCACCATCGTCAGCGGCGCGGGATTTGTCGTCCAAAACTCGCTGATCTGGTCGCTGAATGTCACAACGATCTCGATCTGCGTGGCGGTGCGCTCACCGACAACGGCGGTGACTTGGCGCAGGCACTCCATCACTAGGTCATGATCGCTTTCTGTACTCAAATCTCCGCCCCCGACAGACTTCGCGTGCCAATGTGTGAAACCAGACGCTGCCTTGATTGAGCCGCAGCGCAGACGGATGCCCACACACCAGCGCAGGCGTGCTGATGCCTTCTGGACGATGCTGGCGGCTGTGAGCACATTGTTCGCATCCCGGCTTGTCGTCTAGCGTTTTGCGAGCCATGTGATGACGCAAAAAAGAATCACGCCGCCGACAATCGCCCCTGCTATGCCGTAGGTGATGCCCATCAGAAACTCCATGACAATCGGGCAATCGCTCATGGCGTGATCTCGAAGATGTGCTTGCGGCTGGCGTCAAACCACAACGGAGCGCGGCCCCTGCCCGCCCAGGTGCTGCCAGTAGCCGGGTCGCGGTACTTCGGCGCGACTTTGCGGGCGGCAGGCTTGGTAGCGGCTTTGCGCTCGAATACTTCGTTTAACGAAATGTTGTGCAAGCGAATCAGATCGCGCACCGTGGCTAAGATGGAAGACCGTTCCGTCTCGCGGATCTCGCGGATCTGCGCGTCGATTTGCTCTCTCTGTGCAACTAGTGACTCAAGCATCGCAAAACTTCTCCGGGTATGCAGCGCGATACGCCGCGTTTAGTACTGCCGTCCGGGCAGCGTCGGTCATGACCTTTTTCGACAAACTTTTGCGCAGCGCGTGATAACGCTGCACTCGTGCGTCCTTCAGCTTTTCTGCGGCTCGCGTGTCGGTTGTGTCCAAGTCATCGCGGGCTAGGCCGATCTCGCGCTGGACTCGCGGCAGCGCGGCCATTCGCTCGTGTGCAGCGAATTGCGCTTCGGTGGGCATCAGCACCTCGATCACGCAGGTATCTCCCGCCCCAAGTTGACCAAAGCCTCGCAGGCGATCTTGTAAGACGCATGGGCGACGACCTGATCGCCAGCGCGGTATCGCTCGATGACGCGATAGGCCCACGCGGCGGGGTCTTTCTTTGGCGCGACTGACTCGCGGATCGATGCCATCTGCACCGCGCCCGCGGCGATCTCGTCCGCGGTGCGATCCGGCACCGGCAGAGCCTTCATGTGCATCGGCTGCGGCATCTTCGACTTCACGAGCTGGACAAACTCGGGGAGCGTCGGCGGCCAGCCGGTGCCAGTTTCTGCAAGCTCGCGCAGTGCATCGCCGACAACCGTCATCGGGTACTTGCTCAGCGCCTGGTGCCACACAAGCGCCCGCTCCTGCGCGTCGCCGTTGCCCCATGCCGTCGCGGTTTTTTGCGCGCCGTAAATCGCGATGAAGCGAGAAAACAATCGATCAATCGCGTGCAGCGGAAAGTCTTGGTGACTCATCGGAGATGTCCAAGGGTTGCGCGGTGTCAATCCGCAAGATTTTTGCGATCACGTCGGCCTGCTTGTCGAGCGCCGTCTTGCCGTATGCCGGTGCCGCGCGGATCGGCGCTCGCTCCTTGCGCACCCACGTCCGCCATGCAGCCGGCCAAGACTTCATCGTTGAGCCGTGCGCCAGGTGGTAGTCGCGGAAGGCAATAGCGACAGTCCTAGCCGACAAATCCGGCCGCTCGGAGTCGCACCATGCAATCTCGGCTTCGCTCGGAAAGTCAGCGGGTATCGCAATCGCACGAGAGCGGGGAGCGGCGTCAGCCGCGTCTGTTGCGCTCTCTCTCTCTTTTTCTTTTTCTTGGCTCTTGGCTCTTGGCTCTTGGCTCTTGGTTGGTTGCACGGTCGTTAAACAGTCGTTCAACGGTCGTTCAACGGTCGTTGCCTTTCTGCTCAACGCGGACGCTTTGCCCGCTCGCGATGCGTTGTCAGACGCACGCCGAAACGCCGCGATCTCGCGGTCGCAGCGCGAATGCGTCCAGGCGCCGTCGGTCTGCGTAAAGAATTCGTTTAGGACATCGCGCACCGCTGCGGCGTAATCCTTCATCCGAATCTTGCGAGCCAGCAGGTCAACGTCCAGCGGCAGCGGCTGCTCGGTGAGCATGTAGAGATCGATCAGCCTGCGGTAGGCACAGTCCTCTACCGGGTCAAGGTGCCCGGCATGGGTGGCGTAATCGCCGAGATGAAATGGGTAGTAGTTCATGCGTCTGCCGCCTCATACGCCGCCACCCACGGGTCGCGCTTAACGACCAAGTTGCCGCCGTATTGTTTGAAAATCTGCGCCCATATCTCACGGCGCGGCACAAACACGCATTCGCTGTGATAGCCGCCGTTTTGGCGCGGAGTAAACTGGCGACGGGTCTTGTATTGGGCTGACCACAATTGCCACTTGCTTTCAAACACCTTGCAAAGCATTGGGAATGGGATCAAGCAAAAGCGCCCGGTATCGGCCCAAAGCCATAAAACGTAATCGCATCGCTTGCCAGCGTCGCGTGTCCATCCGGGGACGTTCTTTTCTACGACGCTCCACGTCTCGAGCGCCAAGTCATCTTCGTCCGGATGAGTAGCCGCCCAATCGTTTTGACGCACCTTGGCATCTATTGCCAGGTGCTTGGCGGTGCTTAACTCAACCCACCAGTCAATCCCTTGCTTGTCGTTTGCGGTAGCGGCCTGAGAAACGCCGACAGCGCCAGGGATTTGCTCAAGCAGCACGGTGCAAACATCAGCGGATGCGGACACGCCAGAAGACATGGCGAGCCGCTCACTAAAGCCATATTCAAGCGGCATTTGCTTCGGCTCCCCATGCGCTCCATCCAGTGCGCGACGATCTGGCAAACATTTCCAGATATGGACCTGGACTGCATGATTCGACTAGCGAATAAAACTCAACAGGCTTGGAGCTGTGCCCATTAGGCCCGCGTGGCGCAGCAAACCAAGTGCCGACATCTTTTCGCTTAAGCATCTGCGAGCCCTTCACGCCAAAAAGCACCTGCTCTGTGCTGCCGCGAAAGTAATTGCCCATGCCGATAGACGGCTTGCACCACGTCAATGCCGTGATGTAGCGAAAGCCCCATTGCTCCATCAAGGCAAAGCCCTTCGGTAGCGACCTGTTGGTGATCCACAAATACAGGTGGCAGTCGATGTCTGACATATCGCCGACTGGCAGCTCCATGAGCTGCTCAAGACTCATCGTTCCGTAAGTCGGCCGAGCGCGGCCTAGCTGGTCGGCATCGCCTTCGTCGCCCCAGTCCCAAGGCGGGTCAATCAAAATCGTGGCGAACTTGGCGGTCGTAAGCGCGACGCTCGGGGCCTGCTCAATCAGCTCACGGTTTTCATCGCGGCGTTGCTCGCGGGCGGCTTCTTTCAGCTCTCGCATTGCCTGGGGAATGTTTTTTTTCCCAGACTTAATTTCAATAGCAAGCTCGGGCGCTACGGCCTGAATCTTCTTCGCGTCTTGCACATATCTTGGGTTAACGCCGACCGCAGCGGCCGCCCAGTCGCGGGACTTGCCATACCCCTGTGGAATTATTTCCATAGGGTCTGGTGCCTTTCCGGAAAGCATTCTTGCCTTAGCAAGCACCGCCGCCGCTTCTTCGAGTTTTATCGCCACAAAACCAAGATCGCTGGCCGATAGTTGACGACGGTGCAAGTTAAGCGACAGCACAAACTCAAGCGGATTCGACCCGGTGTAATCACGAATCGGACAAGTAATCCCGCTCGCCGCCGCCGCCCGCCACCTGTTGCGCCCATCAAGAATCTGGCCTTCGTACAGCCACACCGGTTCGCGGACGCCGTGCGCTCGAATGTCGGCACACAGATCGTCAAACGCCTGGCCTTCGATCAGCGGGAAGATGTTTGCAAGTGGGTGGAAGTTCATCGGTAAAATTTCCAGGCTCGCGCCATGAGCCAGACGGTGAGCAAACTACTGGACATGCGTACAGTCATTCTGCTGGGTACAAATCAGGCCGCAACTGCTGGCGTGGCACGCCGCTGGCCC